GTATTACTTGCATATATTGCAACTTTTTCTGATGTGTTAAATTCAACACGAATAGTGCGGTGAGAACCAGTAACTTTAAATTCTAAATTTTCATTTAGTTTTAATTTGTTCCACCCGTCGAGAGCTTGAATTTGATATCGTTTCATTTTTTTTTCCTATGTTGTTTGCCCTGCAGCACTACGTGGTGCAGGGCGGTTAATTATTTAGATAATCTTGTTTGATCTACATCCTCGATTACTTTGTCGTAATCATCGGTACTTTCTCTGATAGCTGGGCCAAATACAGTGTTACCCTCAATTTGAAATTCGCCTTTTGCCGTAATTTCAAAATTATCAACCGTAGAATCTGAAAATATTTTGTGGTGAATATCTGTACACATGTACCAATCACTTGAAAGTTCGACATCAATTTTTTCATTGGCCCAAAATTTTTGACGTTCCTCGTCGAATGATGCATCGACAGTAGGCCTGTAATATTTACCTCCAATATTTGGTGTTGAACGCATGTAACCATGGTTCAATGGTGCATAGCCAAACACACTGTCAGGGTCAGAATGGTTTTGGTCTATGTAGCCGTTGCGGACAACTTCGACTGGCTCTGGATCAAGGTAATTTTTTACAAATTCTGGATAGTCTGTTGTATCTGTTGTTGTAAGAAACAAATCTTGTGTTCTTTCAAACAAATTGTCAGGTACAATTTGACATACAACTATTATTGTTCCGCCGCATGTAATAGCTGGTACTGTCATTGATAGATCGATAGAAGCACCACCAACTGTAACATGTTCGTCTAAATTTGAGGCATCTGTTGCAAATCTTTGTTGCATACCCATTTGCTGTGTCTTTTCAGCCAACAGAATTGGGTGTCGCAATTGTTCTGTAGGCACGTTGATCCCAGCCATCATGAGATCGATAATATACTCATCACTATGACCTTGAAAATCTTGACGCATTTTTGCAAATGCTTGTGTTTTTCTCGCTAATTCAAAATTTGCTACTGATACTGTAATGCCATCATTTTCTAATTCAGCAAATACTTCCATAGCACCAGTTGCGGCATTTTGTTTTGCAAAAATATTTCTGTTTCCGTAAGTAGTAAAACCACTTTCATCGCCTTCATTTGTATGTATATTATTAAATTGGTTTGAAATTGTTTCGCCGCCGCCGGCACCATAAACACCAGTTACTCTTAAACCGTTACCAGTGGTATTTAATGATACTTCACCATCAATAATAGCCTGATCAAAATCAGGTTTAATGTGGTTCATATGTGGATTATTCCAAAATGCTGGTGCTAATGTTGCATCAGTCATAGTTCTATGTTCAATAGATTTAGATACTTCTGTTCGCATATGATTAATTAATAAATTATATGCTTCTAAATATTGTCTGTTTACAGTTGCACCTTGTGTTGCATGTATACCTAATGTTTTATAAAATTCATCATTTCTGTTAAATGAATGTGTTTTAATAAAATCAATTGGTGTTTCACCATCTTCACGCGGTACACCCATGTATGATCTATTCAAATCATCCATTCCATTAAAATTGTCTTCCGCTAATTTAGGTACTAAATATGCTGATGCTCTAACGTTAATTCCATTAAAAATGGGTTCAGCCATTTCCATAGCTTCAACATTAATTATCATTCGACCGCGCCTAACGCGATCTTCTCTTAATAACGGTATTACACCTACTGGAATAATTTTACCTGCATTTGCAGATGTTATAACTGTCTTTCGATCAGTTCTAGTTGATTTAACAACTTCGATCGGCGTTGTTTTTAAATTATTATTTCTTTCCATTTACTTTTCCTTTTGGTTTGTATTGCTTTCGGCAATTCTTGCATTTACAGCCAGCAGCTCTTCGAGATGCTGGCTTGCGTTTTCGTTTCACGGCTTAACTAAAAAATCAGGGAAAAAATTATCGAACATGTCTGAAATTTTATCCGATCCATATGGATTACTTTTTATTACTGGTATTTTGGCAACTTGTGTTATTTCGTTTGAAAATTTTGTAACTTTGTTAGTTGAGTTTGATGACCAATTTCGCAATTTTGGCGGTTCGCCATTATATTTGCGGAAATCATCTTCACCTCTTAATCCAAAGTAAGTAATACCAAAGGTATCCTTTTGACCTTGTATAGCTGTCGCATTAAAGACTTCAGTTACTTCACCCTGCAACTCAGTCATTAACCCTGCATGTAATGATTGAAATGGCTTAATATTCATGAATTCAGCCATTGATTTAGGCACTACAAAATCCGTACCCAAATAATTAACAGGAACTTTATTATCTGTATCATTATATTTAGAATAAATATCCTCAACGATTTGTGGTATTGCATTTGATTTATTCAATGCAATTTGAGATGTAATTAAATCTGTTTCTAATCCAAATTTTTGTTTTTGCTGTTGCATCCCCATATAATTTTCATAACCACTATAAGCTCCTGATAGAGCTTCTTTTATTCCAAAACTTCCGTGGTTTATTAATGGAGATGTATATTTGGTAACAATATTACCCATTCCACCAGTTGTTCGTAATGCTGTTAATGGATTAAAGCCTGCCGCTCTGGCATCATCTGCTAATTGTTGAAAATTAACTCTGGTTGAATTTGTTGATGTTTCACCTCCACTTGTTCGTGAATGTGATACTTTTTTATCAATTAGTCCGCCAATTCCTGCTCCAACTTTTGAACCCAATGGGCCAAATTGTTTTCCAAACATTCCGCCAATTGTACTAAATATACCCATTAATTTGCCCCCAATAAATATGGGCTAAATAACGCCGCGCCAATTAAAATTCCCGCGAGTAGGGCGTATGTATATTCTTTTAATGTTGTCATTTTATTAATCTCCGTGTAAGGAGATCAATAATAATGCCGCAACTTAATGTTGCACCCAATACAATGCTATCGACAGTTTGAGTTGCAACACCCATTCCAGTCAAATAAGCGGCAATCAAAGTACCACATCTGGTTATCAGTGGTCTTGCTAATGCTTTTATTAATGTAATGTTTAAAATTTTAACCTCCTAGTTTAAGAGGTCAAAGTTACGTTTGGCCGATAATATATAGTATGTATACTTCCAAACGTAGTGTCCTTGACCTACATGTTGTATGTAATTTGATTTCTTAACAGAAGTCAAGAAATAAATTAAATTATTTGCACCATGGTACAAATGATTTTGACCCCCCTTTACCTTTTTGTGCTTTTTTTGAATCTGGCCTTTCCTTACAAACGTCGCGCCTCTTTTTGGAGGACTGATCCTCAGGCTTTGGTTTTTCATTTCGGGCAGAATTGAGAGCAACAAGTTGCTCAGGTTTTATTGATGGGGGCCTTGAGGCCCCCAAACCCCCAACAATTTTGTGTTTTTGAAATTGTTTTTGTTTTTGACCGCGATGCGTCAGTCCTACTTTGTATAGGGTCCGTTCCAAACCTAATCGTTTATTAAACGATTGTGTTTTACTCCGAGATGGTACTCGATCGATTGACAAGATAGGTAAGGGAGGGAGTGTTATTTTTGCTTTTCTTTGCGTTGACCAACGCGATAACACTTGTTTAACTAAACCTCTATTAACGGCAGCACTTCGTGGTGCCGTTAATATGTTGTTTGTTTTTTTCGATTTTCTTCTTTTTCTGGGACGAGCCATATTGCATTCCATTCATTTGCTATAGTTTTAATTATTATTGCGTCTTCATCGTGATTTACAATTTTGTGTGCATCCCACCTTGGGTCTTTGTTTTCCAATGTGTGCAATAATTTTTCCCAAAGAATTACAGGTTGATCTTTTACTAAATCATCCTCGTAGTCTTCGACTATTTGTGAATATGGCATTTGTTTATGTGAAAATGCGTGTCGGTCTAACCATTCATGTAAATAATATTTTATATAATTTTTTCTTGTTTTTCCCTGTATATAAAATTCACGGCGTATTCCATGTTTGTCAAATTCATCGTTAAAAGAATATATAAAAGTTTGAGGGCTTATACCCTGGTCAACATGTTTGATTGCTAACTTTTTAAAATATTCGTCGCCTAAAGGCGGTTTTTTACTAATTGCAAAATGGTTTTGTTTTATTTCTTGTGATTTTAATTTTTTTTCATCATGTTTTTGTTGTTTAAGCATATACTTAAACATATAATTAAAACCATGATATGTAGGTTTTTCTATAAAAGAAAATCCATGTTCCCAATAGTCCCATGTATATTGTTTTTTATTATAGACTAAACCTTTAGGCATTTTACCGTTAAAAAATAACGCTATATGCCAGTGACAGCGACCATAAAAACTGCCCAGTTCGCCACTTACGGCATATCTGACTTTATACCCTTTATTTCTGAAATTTTTAATAAAATTTTGTACATGTGTATAATTTAATACAGTGCTTTCTGGTGTGTCACCGCCACCATAAGTGAGTGTTACAATTAATGTTAAATCACTATGGATGGCTTCGGCAAGTGCTCTTCCCGAATAATCATGTATTCGGTTTGCAGAGCATTGCCAGCATCCGTGACATGCAACCAACTGACCGTCAATATTATTTGGTGTTACACACATTTATTTTGCCTTCAGTCGGTTTCAAGTCACTAGATGCATATATGTACGAGAGTTGTATATGCTTTCGCTTATCCCCCCTCCAATACTTGGAGTTTCCGGGGGGATAAGCTCTGTTGAGTACGGGAGCTACTCAACTTTAATGGTCAGTCAAATACTTGACCGTCCCAATCCTTCAATTGCCAATGTGCAGGATCATAAAATTTCCAATCAAACCCATTTTCGAGTTTGATATTCATTTTACGTGCTACATCATGGCCGATTTCATATAAAATCCGCCATTCTTTTTTTGTCATACCGTCCCATAGTTTTGTACTATGAACGATATCTACAGCCGCACCGTATTGATGATAACTTTCACCCGCTTTTGCTTGTGAAAATCCTTTATCATACAATTCTTGCTGACGTTCTGGCGTGCGCATCATTTCAACCGCAAATATTGGTATTGAATAGCCCTTGCAGGCTTTTACCATATTGCGTTCCCATTTGAGAATATCAGGGTGCGCGCCAGTGCGCACAGCCCTAAGTTGTTGTTGCTTGTAATTTATTGAATTAATAAATTGTTTATTCGCCATCGCTTTCATTGCTAGATTGTGCGTTGTCGGTTGTGGCTTTCTCTGAACCACTGTCTCCAGATTTTTCCTTATCTGGGCCACTGTCGTCTTCCTGAAGCCCGCTTGGTGGTAAAGAGGGTTTATTACCTCCTTTAAGTGGTGGGAAAGTTGTTTTATCATTTTCAATAACATCCTGATCTCTTTGCATACGTTCGAGTTGTTGTGTTAAAATTTGCTCTCGCTTTGATGTTTCTGTTTTTATCATATGCATCAATCGTTCCATTTCTGGATTGCGAGTTCGACGCATTTCCAAACCAGTAAACTTAACATCCGAAAGTTTTTGTATTGTGTGATCTTGGGCACGATTTTTATACGTAATAGATACGTTTTTATCCTTACTTACTGCCCTAATATATGTTGTTGAACTAACAGTAGTGATTAATGTAAATAATCCCTCATCACTTACCAATAATTTTTCATCATCAAAAGATTTTGTATTACTTGCATATATT